GAGATTTATCAGTAACAAGATTTAGACTTGCAGGTTCTAGTAGTTTAATAAGAGGTGTATTTAGTGGAGGACAGACTCCAAGTCTTAGTGATGCTATGGATTACATAACTATAGCTTCAACTGGTGATGCTACTGATTTTGGAGATATTACATTAGCTAGATGTTATTTAGGTGGTTGCTCGAATGGACATGGTGGTTTAGAATCAGGAATTTTTCAACGACCATCCGTAACCTACATGCCTGGATCAGGGAGAGGATGGGTTTCAGGAGGACAAACTCCTAGTAGTATAAACAGAATTGAAGTATTACATATACCCACTCTTGGAAATAGTTCAGATTGGGGTGATCTTACTACTGCAAATCTTGCTCAAGGAGCAGTATCATCTATTACACGAATGGCTGTTTGTGGTGGAATTGATCCAAGTATTTCAAATAGAATAGATACTTTTGAAATGGCTTCTAGAGGAAATGCTTCTGATTTTGGTGATTTAACACAAGCCCGATATACTCCTGCATCTGCTGCTAATCAAACAAGAGGTATTCTTGCAGGTGGGGAACATTCAGGTGGGGTTAGTAATGTAATAGACTATATAACTATAGCGACTGTTGGTAATGCTACAGATTTTGGAGATTTGACAAATGAACAAAGAGGTGCTGCTGGTGTTAATAGTAAAACTAGAGCTTGTTTTGGTGGTAATGAAAGTTCTCCAACAAATTTAATAAATTATGTAACCATGGCTTCAACTGGTGATGCAACAGATTTTGGAGATTTATCTGTAGCTAGAAACTTAGTATCTGGAGTATCAACTACAGTAAGGGGTGCATTTGGTGGAGGTAGAGCACCAGGCGACTTAGATGTTATAGATTATATAACTATTGCTAGTACAGGAGATGCAACAGATTTTGGAAATTTAACTTCTGCTAGACAAAATACAGGTTCTACTAGTAATAATCTTAGAGGTGTGTTTATAGGAGGAGGAAAAGCTGGAGTAGGAAGTGGGATACAAAATACTATAGATTATATTACAATTGCTTCAACTGGAAATGCTTCTGATTTTGGTGATTCAGTAGATACAGCTACTGGTCGTAGCAAAGGAGTTAGCTCAGATTCACACTCAGGTTTACCAAATTAATTATCCCCCTCAAAATTTAACAAGGGATATATGAAAGACGAACTGTTACAACTATTTGCAACACCTTTATTAATAACAAAGTATGAAGGTAGTTTAGAAAAAGAAACAAACTACATAAATAATTTACCATATATAGAGCAAAAAGCTAATGGTAATTTTAAAAGTAAAGATAGTTATTTATTAGAAATAGAAGAATTAAAAAATATTAAAAATTTTATTTACGAAAGTATAAACAAATTTACTAAAAATATATTTCAATCAGATCAGAGATTAGTAGTTACACAATGTTGGGCTAACAAAAATCCACCAGGATCAAAACATCATGAGCATGTTCATCCTAATAGTATATTAAGTGGTGTATTTTATTTAATACAAGATAAGACATTACCACCTATACAATTTAGTAAAACAGTGCAGTGTGCAATGAAATTAGATCCTAAAAAATATAATAATTTAAATTCAGAAACATTTTTATTACCTTGTACAAATGGTGAACTAATATTATTTCCATCAAATTTAAAACATAGTGTGCCTATAAATAATGGAAAAGAAG